CCTTACAAGATTAACATCGGTTTCGGTGTCGTGAATAATATCTTCTTGTCTTGACTCTAATTTTTTCTCCGGTCTCACTGGTAAGTTAGCTGCCAAAGCTTCTCTCATTTTATCTCTTTTACTCATAATCTAAAACTCGGACTTACAAATCCAAAAGTGGTCGTAGCTGTAAATGCATTTGGCGAATCACTTGCTCCTGTTGTAATTCTAACTCCGTCATCAGGTGTAGCATCTGTTATCATTGCTGAAACCGAAGGTGGATTTGGTGATGTATGAAAATATGCTTCTGCGGTTTTAATAATAGGTGATTTAACAACTTCACCATAGAAGTTAACTTTCATTACAAAACTTAATGTATATGTTAAAACTCTTGTGTCTTCATAAGAACCTTCATAGTCATCATCGACACTAACACTTTGAAGAACTATTGGTACATCCATAGATAAACCAGGTCGATGCATATCTTTAATTGCAACCGTGTAATCAGGTTTGAATGTGGGTACTATTTGTTCTAAAACTTGTAAAGCAGTGTCTTGGTCTTTACCAATAATAACTAAATCCATACCGACATTATAAGCCACTCC